AAGCTTGTAGTCTCAAACGTAACATTTTGCGGCCCCGCAGCTGCCTGCGCCTGTGCAATCGCCAGCTCGTTTGCACGATCTGCCGCTCTGATGTCTGCCATCGTACCCATAGTGCTGTAATCCACAGCAGGCTGCACGCGTGTTCCTGCTTGGCCTGTCACGGGATCAATGAAGAAGCTCTCAATGTATTGCGCCTGCGCTGGGCGCTGCGCGGCAAGCTCGTCAACGGCCTGCTGGTACAATGGAGCTGCGCTATATCCGCGTACACCGCCAGCAAACTGTGTTGGCTCCGGCATGCCGCCCATAATATCAGCTTGCGTTGTTGGCGTTCCCAGCCCAAATGCAGACGCAACGTCAGCGGTTTGCTGGAAGCCCGCCTGCTGAAACGGCGTAAACGCGGCAACATCTGGCCCGAAATACGGCACATAGCCAATCTGGCTAATGCCTTCGGCCTTTGCCAAGTTACGGCGCGCAGCCTCTTCAATGTATTCTGGGATCGTAACTGATGACGTTGTTGACCCGCCCTTGCCGCCTGCCATTATTCAAACTCCTTCACATATGAGGCGTGCAGTGGCACCCAGCCATGCGCCTTCAGTGGTTTCTTCCAGCCAAACCGGCCCGTCATGGTCAACGCAGAGCATCCTTGCGCTTTTGCCCATGCTATCACATCTTCATGCATTTCTAAAATCTGATCCAACTCGCCGCCGCCAAGAAACACGTTTAAAACTTTCTTTCTCGGATATACCACTATTTCGGTCACTATGCACCCCCTCGGCGTGGGCCAGAGCTGCATCGTCCCCTTGTATATACCCTCGGCCACGTCAATGAAGTCATGCGTGCCGCCGGAATACTCCAAGGCAGCCTCAATCCAGTCACGGCATCTCTCCAGCTCTTTATCCATGAAGCCTCGTAATTGCTAATGTTGACGCGGGTATCGCTGGCACCGGCGAAGACGCTGCGGTGTAATTCAGAAAGCCGCTTGTGCTGTCGATCATGTAATTCACTTCCAAGTAGTCATTCGCCGCAACAGTGAATATCTGCGTGCGCGACGTGATCAGCGTGGCGTTATTCTGGTGCAGCGCAGTGGTCATGCCGCTGTCTGCCACGTTGGTTCCGTTTACGCTGGGCCAAAAATAGAAGTGAACAGTGCTGGCTGACGTTGATGATATTTGCGCCGAGAACGATACAACATATTGGCCCGCCTCCTCGAACACGATGCGCGACGCTGGCGTGCCTTGCGTGATGCCGTCATTGCCGCTGGGCGCGTCATATGTGAGCTTGTACGCCGTGTTGGCGGCAACAGGCGTGACGTCTGACGTCAGGATGAAATCAGCGTGGCCATCTTCCAGCACAACTTGCCGCCACTCGCCGTTTTTGCTGACAACAGGATACAAGTTTGTGCGATCCCACATCAGCACGCCATCTTCTGCTGCGCTTTCGCCGCCCGTCTGCTGCACAAGCGGTGATCGCGTCTGACCAAGATAGAGCATCATGCGCCGCGCCCATGACTTCCAGTCATCGCCCTGCGGCTCTGGTGCGCGGTACTGCTGCGTCATCTACGTCCACCCGCAACAGTGTCCAGTCGGTTTATGCCAACGCGCCAGTCGGCAAGCCTTGCCCCGTCAACGCGCATCCGCACCTGACGGCCAGTGAAGCGCATGCTGGTTGGGTTGGCCATGCTAAACGGCCCGTATGATCTCTCGGTGCCGTTTGGATAGAAACGCGTCTTAAACGTAGCGCTGACATCGCCTTGCGTTTTTTCGTCTGGGATCATCTCCGTCACGCTAATGACGTTATCGCCGGTGCCAAGCATAATCGGGCCGGTTTCCGCGAACGGCGTCAAACCGCCATACTCGAAGCCGATCTCATGCTCGTATATCTTCTTGTCTGACGGATCAAACATCATCGGCTGCCTGAATGTGCCGGAGTCAGATCCTGCCGTGCGCGCCAGCTCGCCAATAGACCACGTATTCTCGACGTAATTATACACGGCGTATCTGTTGTTTTCGTTTGATGAGCTGGACGGGTAGAACCACCATATCTCGCCAAAGTCGCCATTTGACATGGCAAACGCCTTGCTGATTTGCGCGCGGTTGATATCGTTAAACACGTAGTCAGACACGTCGCTCTGGATCTCCTGCACGCCGCCGCCGGTGTAGGCGTAAAACGCATGCACGCCCATCCAGAAGCACCCAGCGTCAACCTTGGCATATGCAAGATTAGCCGCAAGCCCGCAGGCTGCGCCAACGCGCTCAATGCCGTACACATATGGCGGGCCAATATAGTTGGCCACATGCGCGTCTGTCGTTGTCAGGATAAGCGTCTGCCCGCGAACATTCACGCCAGCCATAATCTGCCCGCTCGTCTGCAGCTCAAGATCGCCAGCCTCGTTTGTCGCGGCAGGCGTCCAAGTCGTATTGTCTTCGCGGTCAGACCATTGAACAAGGCGTGGATTGCCGCCTGCGCCGAGGCACATCAAAAAGCGCTCTGCCGTGACAACAATGCTGCGGTTATTGACTGGCGCGTTGGCGACCTGCGCAGCAATCGTGCCGGTGTTAAGCTGCCATTCGTAAACCTTGCCGTCGTCTTCGTTATTGGCCAGCAAGTATTCGCCCCACGGCTGCAACGCCCAAGCGGTCGCTGGCTGGATGCGTACAGTGTCTGGCCGCGCAACGCCGTATGCGTAGCTGCCAAATAAGCCGCCGCCGTATCCAGTAAACGCTATAGCGTCTTCGCGGCCAGCGGTCAGGCCGCTCGGCGTGATGTCGAATTGATTTCCTGCGCTGTTGTAGACGTAAAGCTTGTTATACGTTCCGGCAGCAATCCAGCGGTCGCTGCTGTTGTCGATCCACGTTGTCATGCCGCGCGTGATCGCAGCGGTTGCCGTGTCAGATCTCTTACGCCAACCCTTGACCGGCTGCATCGTGCCGTCGATCCAACGTATCAAGCTTGCATCGCGCCAGCGGCCCATGCTCTGCAAGTCGGTGCCGTTGCGGTAAACCCCAGCGGGTACGTCTAATCTAATCAGAGCCATCGTTGCCTCGTTGGTGTTGCGCGCTTGCCGCAGTGTAACACATGACCATTTGATGCGCAAAAGGGCAGCGTTTTGCTGCCCCTAGCGTTTTCGTTGTGCTGCGCGGCTATTCCGCGTCAGGCTCAAGGGCGGCTTTTAGCTCGGCCATGAAGCCCTGCCTGCCCATCTGAAGCTGCACCAAGTTAAACTGCGCAGATCCGATCTTCTGGTCTAGCGAATTGATGTGATTTATGCACATCTTTGCAGTGTCGCTTAGTTGATCTTCAGTGTATTCCACATCGTCAATCGTAATGACCTTTTTGTCTTCAGTCACGTTGATTTCCTTTCAGGTTATGCTGCCCACGGTGTTCCAGAAGCAGACGTTGGATTAGCTATCGCATCAATCTGAGAAGCAATAGCAGCTTCAGTATCCTCTTGGGATACATGACCCCAGACCCAGCCCTGAGCTTGAGCCTCAGTTATATCGTCATACGGTGTAAAGTCAGACGCAGAAGCATCGTAGGTTAGGCCACAAGTGCCATATGATGACGCAGTGTTTCCATCGTCATCCTGACCAACACAGCGCCAGTGAGCTACATAAACTCCACCATCAGCAGTTTTATGTTCCAATGTTGGAATAGTCCAAGTGTAAGTTATTGCCATAATGTTTCTCCTTAAATTGCTGCAATAATAAACGCTAGTAATTCGCTGTAGCGAACACCCATGCGTGTACGTTCTTCGCCAGTTTCTTCGTCAGTCCATGTGCTTGAGATAAACATGGCATAGTCACCAGCGTCTAATCCTTCAGCCGCAAATGCAGCTTGTAGGTCTTGTGCAATAATACCAAAGTGTGTTCTGGCTTCATCACCCTTGGCTTCTACTGCATCTTTCCAGCGGAACTTACGCAGCAAACCTTTGGCTGCTACAGCAACACGTTGCTCTGCGTCAGATAGCTCTGCAATGTCTTGCTTTTCGTTGCGGTCAGATGTTTGGATGGTGCCGTTGGTGGCGAATACGTCATCGTACCTATAAGAGCCACTACCCAAGTCAATAGTATTATCTGTTCTACCTCCAGTATTTGCGGGGAGAAATGCTGCCGTATCAAGGTAAATAGCAGCAGCAGCACCGCCATATTGTACTGTGTTGTTAAAAGTTTTAATAATCCCCACAGAGGAGCCGTCTTTGAAAAAGCCAATAATATCGCCATCTGATGTTTTGCGGTTGAATGCAGCACTAAGTTGCCCGTCAGTAACAAATTGATTGTCTGTAGATGATAATCTAGCACCGACTGTGCTAAAAGAACTACTCGTCTTACCCACCAGCAAGTTACCGCTGCTGTCGATGCGCATGCGTTCTGAGCCAGCGGTACTAAAACCTAAGTCTGTGTTAGTGCCAGCACCCGCATTTTGAATTGTTGCAAACCCATTACCAGCGACATTTTGCAGCTTTAAAGAGTTGCCAGCGTGTATTTCGATAGCAGTATCTACATAAGCAGTGCCAGAAAGGTAGAGGTCTTTGAAGCGGACGCCTGTTGAACCTAGATCAATAGCTGCATCTCTATCCCCACCACCAGAGCCACATGGAAAAATCTGGTCAAGGTCACCAGCAATACGAAGGCCAGTGTCACCATTCTCAATGTGCAAACGTGAACTTACAGTACCAATACTCCCCACAGTGGCATCATTCTTGCGGAACGATATTATTTCGCCATCAGATGTATTGCGGTTTAAAGCTAGTGCTTTATCACCGTCATTCGCAAGGTAAAGAGTGTCGTTATCACCACGGAACTCAAACCCAGCAGATGCACCGTAATCAGCACTCGTCTTACCCACCAGCAAGTTACCGCTACTGTCGATGCGCATGCGTTCTGCGGCAGAAGTCGCAAACTTTATATTGTCAAGAGCATGATCATACCCAATATAACCTCTATAACGTGTGTCTCCAGACGTACCATCCGCAAACATAATGTAGTTTTGATGAGTTGTATTACCTACAATAGTAATACCGCCTTCGTCTGGTGCGTCCACAACTAGCTGGCTTGAGTAGTAAAGGTGAGGCGAAGTAGTCCCAATCCCAACATTGCCTAAGCTGTCGATGCGCATGCGTTCTGTGGCATTAGTGCCAAATACTGTGTCTGCGTTTTCGTAATTCCAAAGATAAGTATGCGCATTGGTAGCATGTTGGATAAGAAAGCCATCTGATCCACCAGAGCCAGAGTTTGTATTTTGTAATCTTATGTTTGTATTACTTCCACCATCATCCACAGTCAGCCCATCGCTGGTCAAAGTCCCAGTGATGTCTACACCTGTGGCGCTCGTCACCAGCTTCGCGCTATCTGCATACGACAGTGTTCCGGCAGCGGTCTTACCGCCGATCGCGTTGATGATCGTGTCGAGGCTGTCGAAGTCTGTGTTAATCTTCGTTCCCCACGTATCCTCTGACGCGCCTACCTCTGGCTTCGTTAAGCCATATGCCGTTGTTGTCGTATCTGCCATGTCATTCTCCTATG